CGGCCATTTTCATTTAAGGATTTAAACCACTTTTTAAAATCACTCATGAACCAGCCCCGCATAATTTGGTTTGTAATCTGCAATCGCTTCGGGTTTTTCAATCACTTCGCACGCTTTCTCTGCCAAAGTTGCATAACCGGCAATGTCACGCCAATTATCAAAATATTGAGGGTCGCCATTTACAGCCCGAGCAATCTTGTTGCAAATCATAAAAAGACTGGTTTTCTGCTCTGCGTTTAAATGCTCGTAGCTTGCGCCTGATTCAACAATAGACACTAAAGCTTGAGTTACACCTGCAACGTCTGAATAATTGCCATAGCGAGCGCCACGTTCGTTTAAAGTTGTATTTATATTGCTCATCTCTCAATCACCACTGTAGTTGGGCTGATATGGTTCTTGATATCAGTCACAAAGTCCGTGCGGTCGTGGTCATCTAGAGCGGCGCGGAGGTCTTTAAGCGGCACACGATTAAATGAGAAGTCTTCTCTTGAATATACTTTTTGCCACATTGGGGCATTCGGTATATCCCAGTATTCATACCAAGAGCCATCAAAATCGTCGTACCCATAATACCTATTGGTATCAATCCCATATTCCTCCCAATAGCGCCCAAGCTCAGGCGCCCCATCCACAATTTCCCGCATTTGTTCGATTGTTAAATTCATACTGATACCATCCCTTGAATACGCCCAAGTAGAGTGGCAGCTGGATTAACCTGCTCAACCATCCCTACACACGTTGCAGTAGCCCATGCGCTCACAGCTGTAAGCCCTTTTAAATCTTCATCCACTGCATCAAGCCATTGCTTTGATACGCCTTGCCAGCGTGTCTTGATGCCATCGCTTTCAACCTTGATATGTCTGGCCCCATTGATCACTTCCTTGATGCTCATTGGCTTATTGAAAGACCATTCCATTTCATGCTCATGCAAAGCTCCATCGTCAGCCTTAGCGGTAGTCTTGATTGCCACATTCCAAATTTGCTTGCGTTCCACACGATGAGCCAGGAGCAGTGGAACAAATGAACCTTGGTAAATCTTCACCAGATCATCGTCATTTACATTACGATCCAGTGATTCCACATACTCAGCCGTGGATAGAATTTCCCAGGTTGCGGATAGTTTTTGCTTTGTCTTTTTCATCCCTGCACTCCAAATAACTGCTTGGTCTTTTCTGTAGCTACATACAACCTGGTGCAGTGATTACATCTAAAAGCCAGGTATCCCGCTTGAACCAGACCGCGTAATTTCTGATTTAAAGAAGATCTGGTTTTGTCGCATACATGTTCTTCAAGCTCTGCTGATGTGACCTCATGTTTTGAAAAGGCCACATACACTAGGATGTCTTTGATTTCTTCGAAGCGTTGAATGCTCGGTATGTTCACACCCCACCTCCCAACTGTTCACGAATAACCTTAGGCACTTTCACCCCATCCATTTCACACTTTTCCAAGTATGATTCAGGATTTTCAAAAGGATCTGGCCATGGATCAGCTATTGGAGTTGGCTTCACCTGTAAACGCTGTGGTGCAGGCACATGACGGTTTTTTACATTCATGCGCTTTTTAAGTTCTTCAAGCGCTTGCTGAGCAACTTCATTTGGAACAGGTTGATGATCAATCTCATCAGGCTGCTTTGGTTCAGCTAGCTGTTTAACCACTGGCAATTTCTCATCAAGTTCACCACGCTCTTTGGCTTCTGCGATCAATCTCTTATACACACTGCAATACACGTTATGCACAGTATCGGTAGGCTTTAAGCTGCCATATGGACCAACCACGGCATAGAATGCTTCCCGGGCAATACGATTGATGCGACATACACGGTTTGATTTCTCATAGTTCAATGCCTGCAACCATGCTTCATCAGGAGTCTGGTATTCATAAACACCTTTGCACCAGTTCTTGAACTCAGGAATCGATGGCGGCCATTCAGCGGTATCCAGACGTTTTAAGCCACGTAGGAACTGCTCATAAGTCAGCTCAGAAAGCTTTTCGACAAACTTCTCAATCACCTGACCTTTTTTCAGGCCTGACCACTGATCCGTGAACTTCTTGCCATACATGAGAAGCATGTCTTCAACCAGCTTACGTGCATCCGCTTCGCTGAATTGCTGTACAGCGTGAGTGGTTTGTTGTTGAGATAATTCATTACGCATATTTCACACCCTCCACTTCATGCACATCACGCATTGCTGGCTGATCATTGCTGCCAATTTCAGACATCCAGTCGCTGACTTCGTTTTGAGTACGGCTTGCTGCACCTGAAAAAGATTTTGGTTTTTGAGGTTGAGACTTAGCCTCACGTTGACGGCGTACTTCGTCTTTGTTGTTTTGAATCCAGGTAAACCATTTCACCAGCCATAGGCTTGGAGTGTTTTTGCTATCAACCTTCGCTGAGAAGAAATCACCAAAGTTGGTAAACATAGAAATCAGATCCTGTTCTAGTAGATCAGGATTACGTTGTTTTCCGAGTTCAATGAAGTCGTAATGAATTGGGTATACGTTCACGCATTCAAGAACTGAATAGCGTTTGTGATCCTCAGGTTGATATTGAGAAAACCGAATTGGTGGCAAAGGAAAATCTTGCTCACGCGTATTACTACTACTATCTATAAATTGGTTATTGGTTAATGGTTTATGGTTAAGGTTTTTTTGGGTTTCATTTTCACAACCCAAAATAACCGACTGGGTTTTTTCTGGGTTTTCAGAATCAACAGAATCGCTTTCATTTGGGTTGCTATCTTCCTTTTTTTTAGGAGGACGACCACCTTTCTTCCCATTTTCACGGTTTTTCTGAACATTTTCTTTATAACCTGCGATTTCAGAGTCACAACGCTTGTTGTGAAATCCATCATCTTCTTCAGTAAAGAAATCATTCAATACATTTAAGACTGCCTGTTTTTCCTCATCGGTTAATGCACGTAACCGACGAAAAACCGACTGGGTTTCTTTGGGTAAAGGACCTTCATTCAGGTAATAGAAATCAAGTGCTCGACGGTAAAAACATTCTTCCAGAGCAGTTAAATGCACGGTGTCACGCATGAAGTCACCAATATGGTGTAAATATTTATGCATTACTCACCCTCCAACCTGAATAAATAAACTATGTGAAACCCTCGCCCCCCCCAAACAGCAGAACTAAAAGCTTTAAGTTCTTTCTTTAAGATTGACTCAAAGTTCTTTTTGGTTTCTTGCTTATATTTCATTGGGCTTCTGAATATTTTGGAGTTGCCGTTGTATGCCTCAACGATGACGGTTTTATTATCGCGATCTATACTAGAAATTCTGACTTCCACGCTCATGCTGCCACCTGCTTTGTATTACGTACTTTGTTGACCAGGCCGGTAATGCGAGTCAGGCCAAATGCAGTGACACGCATATGCAGGAACACTCGTTCTTTACCATCGTTGCGATTAACAATTACTGGTGACGTACGGTTGGTGAAAACCTTGTTTAAGACATATTGGGCATGTGGCTGGAGCTTGCGATCCGAATCACGGTAGATCCATTTCTTATTAATCAGTAGCTGGATTAATTCAGATTCTTTAATGCCGATTGTTTTTGCACATTCACGCAGGCAATAAGTGTTGGAAGTATCAGCAATGGTTTCCAGTGCCTCAGCCTTAGGCGTGAGTACCGCTACTTTTTCACTTAACTCAATATTGAGCTTGGCTTGGATTTCGATTGCTTGAAGCAGGTGTGCTGGATTGGTGATGTCGAAGCTATTCTTAGCCTTAAGTGCATCCTCCATTGCTGTCATGCGGTCAAATACTTGAGCTTGTAGCTCATAGCTATATGACATAGCCATGAGGCAGGCTTCGCGTTTTGGGAAGTGGTAGCATGGATAGGTTTGTCCATTTTGTTGGTTAATGTAGGTATCCCTAAATTTTGGGAGACCCTCTAAACCCAAAACCTTCGGCACTTTTGCCATAAAGTGATCATGGCGAAGTTGCACGGGATTGGTTTCACTTTTTGCGCGATATTCATTAATGAAATCAACAATCTCAAGTGATGACATTGTTACTTCGTTTATGTTAAAATTTCCTTGTGTTAACATGTTCATAGTTTAAGTCTCCGATGATTTGAACACCGAAAAAGCCTGAGGTCTGAACTCAGGCTTTTTCTGTTTGTAGAGCTGATAAATACTTTGCACACTCGCCTTTCATGGCTTTACGCAAAGACTGAATTTTGTGTTCAATTTCTTCCAGGATGCGATCTGTCTCATCCATTTCAGCAGGTGTCACCACACCATCTTCCAGAGCAGATAAAACCTGCTTATTCGCTGCACCATTACCGACGTTCATACCAAGCAGTGATTCAAGAACACCTAGTTCGTGATCCTTGCCTTGAGCTTGATCTACTGGAACCAATACAAAACCTAATTTGTGCGCCCATACTTTTAATGGAGCTGGGTTCTGTGTGTAGGTCAGCATCGCTTCAAATGCCTTTAGACTCGGCAAATGGTTTTCCATGTTTGGATTGGCATAGTTCAAAATAGTGTTGTGAGACACACCAACAACATCAGCAATCTCTTTAGGTGTAATCCCGTTTGATTGGTGAATCATCTTGTGTAGTGCGGTTTTGGTCTCTTTCGATATATCCATGTGAACACCTTGTTTACTTTCACGTTTATTAAAAACGCTAAGTTGTTGATAATTGGTTTAAGCAATTAAGGTTTCTAAATTTGCCTTTAACTTGCCTTTACTTTGAATTTGGAGAATTGCCTGGGTTGAAGCTGGAATTCCATATGAGCGCCATTTGCTAATAGCTCCGCGTGTCTTTTTTAAGATTCGCGCTAGGTCTGCGTCACTTTCAGCTCCGTAATGCTCCTTTACGTCATCGACAGTCATAATGTTTACCTTGATAAACTTAAAGTTTCCCTAAGTAAACCATAAGTTTCTTTTTAGGTCAATAATAATGTTTACCATTGGAAACAATCGTTATGGGTATTTTTGCAATGAGCAGCGTTTCTGAACGTATCTTGATAAGAATGAAGGAACTTAACCTTCAGCAAGTTGATCTAATTGAAGCTACCGGCCTAAGTAAAGGTACGGTTTCAAAGTGGATTTCAGGGGTTAATGTACCTAGTGGCAAAAGCATTACATCTCTTGCAAAAGCCCTAAAAACAACACCAGAGTGGATTTTAGATGGTGAGGGCCTTAAAAATTTAGGTGGCCCTGTAAAAGAAGAGGACGATAAAGGATTTAATAACGTTCGTTTTAATGGAAAGAAACTTACAAGGATTCCAGTGTTAGATTTTGTACAAGCTGGTATGTGGCGAGAGGTCGCGTACGATGGTAGTGAGCCAAAAGGATATACCCTTACTACTTATGAAAATAAAGATCCAAGCACCATTTTTAGTGTGACTGTCGAAGGTATGAGCATGTACCCCGAGTTTCAGCCTGGTGATGATATTGTTATTGATGCCTCAATTACTCCTCAGCCTGGTGATTATGTGGTAGCTCAGAATGGTGATTACGAGGTTACTTTTAAGAAGTACAGAGTTGTAGGTTTTGATGAGCATGGCCGCGAAGTATTTGAATTAGTTCCCCTAAATCCAGACTTCCCTATTCATAACTCACAAAAGCACCCTATTTCAATTATTGGTGTAGTTGTTCAACATCACAGGGAATTTAGAAAATAATAAAAGCCGCTATATGCGGCTTTTTAATAGAGTTTAGGTGAACAGGGGGGAAATTAATGGATATTTGTGCGGGTGTTGGAATTAGAATATCTGGAATACCTATTGAAGAGATTGTTGCATTTAGAACCAACCCTGAGTTTAGGGATAAGTTTGTTATAAAAATAGCACCATTTAGCAGGCATCAAGGGGTACAAACAAGAGCTGTTGATAGTGGCAGCTATGAAATCATTATTGAAATCGCTAAAGGGTTATCGCTTGGTGTTGCTGGTAACTATTTGACTGAGTGGATAAAGCACCTCTCTAAAAAACACAATATAAAGAAGTTGTTGATAGAAAAAGATGAGGTAGACATTCAATCCTCCCCCTCTCAGGTTATCAATCAGATCATTATTAAAAATATAAATATTAATAATGGAAAAGATGATGGCGAAGAATGATTTTATGTTTGATTCGTTGAGAAATTTATTCATATCTATCAAGCATTTTAATTAGTGATTAGTTTGCCGCATACCCGAGCGGCTCTTGGATCGGGTGGAGAAAAGAATGAGTAATAGCACTACAGTAAGTGGACCAATCGAAATTAAAGACAAGTCGGTTGAAAGGGTTGCATTGGAATTAATGCAAATAATTTCAGAATCCGAAAGGGTGGCTGATAAGGAAAAATTTCGCAAACCCAATTCAAGAGAATATTATTTAAAACTCTACAACCAATGTCATAGAGTCGTAAGCTGGAGTGGTGTTGATGTTAAGGATGTTTTGCAGGAGAGCAATTCTTAAATAAACCCTCCTCGATTTCTTTTATATTCGCAATGATAATAGAGGCGTCAGTAACACCAGCACTAATTAATTCAATTACAAGTTTTAATTTTTCATTGTGATCCAACATAGTGAAACTCCAAACAACCCATCCCTGTGATGGGTTTTCTTTTGTCTATTAAAGCATAAAAGTTTCCATAAAGAATAAAAAAGTTTCTTTTAATAAACTTTTCTCTTGACTATAAAGTTTCCTTTGGTAAACTAAATTCCGTAGACAACAAAAAGCCCCAGCGTTGCAGCAACAACCTGGAGCATGACCCACACCTAACTGTGAGTGAAATTATTATGAATGCAAAATTGACTCCACACAATAGCTTCAAGGTGACTCTTATTGCTACTGCCTTAACTGTAAGCGCATTAGCGTTTGGTTGGCGTGCTGACTTTGGTACTGGCCAAGCAGCTCCAGCTCAAAACATTCAATCTGAATACGGCATCGTATCTTTAAAGATGCTTGATGACGTACGCGGTGAAGCAATCCTGAATCTTGATGGCTTTCGTTTGGAAATCACTTCGTTTGAAGTTGCAGCACATCCAGACGATTACGGTGTACCAGGTTCCGAGTTCACTAATGTAGAAGTGATAGAACTTGGTGAAATCAAGGTATTCGATGCAAATGGCAATCCATACAACGACTTTACTGATTATCAGGATCACCGCGAAATCAATGCAATGATCGCTGGCTACATCATGAAACACCGTCTGGTGGAGGTGCAGTCATGATTCTTAAATCTGCCGATCAAATCTTTGAAGCACTTTTGAATGGCCAGCTGGTTTACTGGTGTGAATATGGC